GCTCTGGACTAAAGGTGGCGGCAAGGTTTTGCCGGGCTTGTTAAAACGCCGCACGGCTGAGTGCGCCTTACTGGATTGACCGATGCCATTACAAAAAATACTGTTCAAGCCGGGGGTCAACAAAGAAAACACCCGCTACACCACCGAGGGTGGGTGGTATGACTGCGACAAAATTCGTTTCCGTCAAGGCAATCCCGAGATTTTAGGTGGCTGGCAACGCATCTCCTCAAACGAATACAACGGCGTATGTCGTTCGCTTTGGAACTGGACAACGCTTGGCAACCTCAACCTAGTGGGCGTTGGTACTAATACAAAGTTTTACATTCAAAACGGTGGTGCGTACTATGACATCACGCCTCTTCGCGTAACCACTACGCTTGGAACAGACCCTTTTACGGGCAATGGCACAACCACAGTCACGGTGACGGCTACAGCACACGGCGCAACTACGGGTTCTTTTGTAACTTTTAGCGGTGTCACGGGTGCGTACGCTTCTACGTTAAACGCAGAGTTTCAGATCACGGTAGTCAACGCTAACTCGTACACAATTTCTACGTCGCCAACTGTAGTTGCAGCAGGGGCAACTGGCGGTTCTGCTGTTGTTGCAGCGTATCAACTTAATGCTGGCCCTGCCTATGCTGTACCTTTGACGGGCTGGGGCGCTGGTGCTTGGGGCGCTGGTGCTTGGGGCGTAGGCACTACTTCGGTTACTAGCCTTCAGCTTTGGAGCCAAATTAACTATGGCGAAGATTTGGTCTTTGGCCCCCGTGGTGGTGGCTTGTACTACTGGGATGCAACGGGCGGGGTAACAACTCGTGGCGTACTGCTTAACTCTCTTGGCGGCACGGTGGCGTTTACTAACGCATCCCCCACAGTTGTAACCTCAACAGTTCTATACACAGAAGGCGCGGCGCTTAAATTCTCTGGCGGCTCCCTACCAACGGGTATTACAGCAGGCGTTACGTACTATGTGTACAACGTCAACGGCCTAACGTTTAATCTGCTAGATTCAGCAGGTGCTGAAGTTAATACGTCTTCCTCTGGCACGGGCGCAGTGTCCACTATTGTTGACGTGCCGACTGTACAAAACAGCATTACAGTATCAGACTCCTCTAGGTTCATTATTGTGTTTGGCTGCAACGACTACGGCAGTGCAACGCTTGACCCCATGCTGATTCGCTGGTCAGCGCAGGATGACCCATACAACTGGACGCCTGATCCCACTAACCAAGCAGGTTTTGTGCGGGTATCCCACGGCTCTGAGATTGTGGCTACAGTCCAGACTCGTCAAGAAGTATTGGTGTTTACCGACTCGGCTGTGTATTCACTGCAATACCTTGGCCCCCCTTATGTCTGGGCACCCCAACTGCTGGGTGACAACATCTCTATCGAAGGCCCCAACGCTGCTGTGATTGCCTCTGGTATTGTGTATTGGATGGGCGTAGATAAGTTCTACTCCTACGATGGCCGTGTACAAACGCTTAACTGTGACTTGCGCCGCCATATATTTGGAGACTTTAACCAAGCCCAAGCTGCGCAGGTGTTTGCTGGTACGAACGAAGGCTTTAACGAAGTCTGGTGGTTCTACTGCTCTTCTGGTAGCAACGAAATTGACCGTTACGTCATCTATAACTACCTAGAAAAGATCTGGTACTACGGCACAATGCAACGTACAGCGTGGCTAGATTCTGGCTTGCTTGACTTCCCCTTGGCGGCTACGTACAGCAACAACTTGGTGTATCACGAGAATGGGTTGAACAACAATGAAACAGGAACAACTACTGCTATTGATGCCTACATTTCCTCCTCAGAGTTTGACATTGGCGACGGACATAATTTTGGTTTTGTGTGGCGCGTCCTTCCTGATCTGACCTTTGAGAACGCCGAGAACTCACCCACGGGGGCTACGCCATCTGTGACCATGACGCTTTATGGCTTGGCAAATTCAGGCTCCGGCGTGACAAGTTCGGCATCGCAGCCTGTGGCTAAGAGTAGTACATACGTGATTACCGAGCAGTTTACCGGCATGATCTTCACGCGCATGCGTGGTCGCCAGATGATCTTCAAAATTAGCTCCAACCAGATCAATACAGTCTGGCAGTTGGGTGCTCCGCGTATAGATATTCGTCCTGACGGCAGGCGCTGATGACATCCAAGAACAGGATCATTACCCCTGCGCCGCCCAATTTACCATTGGGTACGGATCAGTACGAACGCCGCTATCAGGATCAGTTTACAAACGTTTTGCGTTTGTACTTCAACCAACTGCAAAATGCGTTTGGGGAGTTGTTTGGCCCAGATGGTGGCAAGTACATTGCGTTCCCCCATATTGCAGCATCGGATAATGCGATTCAATATGCAACGGCGGCAAATACTCCCACCATAGTTCAGTGGAGTTCATTGGATGCGGGTACTGGGTTTACGCTAAATGCAAACAATACGGCCACTGCGCAGGTTCCGGGCATCTACAAAATTACGTACAGCCTTCAGTTTGCCAATGATGACAACGCTATTCATGACGCTATTGTTTGGCTACGCATAGATGGCTCTACATCCGCTAACGATGTACCAAATTCGACAACCGTTTTTACCCTTCAAGCCCGGAAAAGTGCATTGCTTCCAAACTTTGTTTGCGGGTATTCTGAAGTTGTGTTTACGCTAAAAGCCGGGAACTCTGTTGGTTTGTGGTGGGGCACAGATCAAGCCGCTACATCTGGCGGTGCAACGGGTATCTACATTGACTACCAAACAGCCCAAACAACCCCTATGGCGTACCCAGCCGTTCCATCAGCAATTGGGTCAATAACATTTGTCTCCGCGCTACCAACATGATATTATCAAACAACCCCCATTTTGAGAGGCAGATATGAGCCTGCATAAGTTTGCCGAACAAGTAGCATCGCAAGGCCGCGGTGACGATTCACTGCTTGTACACATGACGCCGGATGAAGTCCGGAATCTACAACAGTTCGCCCAAGCTAACGGCACGACGCTGACCATCAATCCTACTACGGGTTTACCCGAAGCTGGGCTTTTGTCTGACCTGTTCAAAGCGGTTGCCCCTATCGCCCTTGGCGCGTTCTTAGGCCCCGGAGCTTTTGGTATTGCAGGCATGGGTTTGAGCGCTGGCACAGCAGGTTTGATTACGGGCGGTATTACGTCTTTGGCCACAGGCAGTCTGTCTCGCGGTTTGATGGCTGGTTTGGGCGCGTATGGTGGCGCAGGTTTGGCTCAAGGTGCTTTAGACGCTGGAAACGCACAGCTTGCTTCAACTATGTCTGAGGGTGCCCAAGCTGCGGCAGGTGCAGGAGATCCCACTGCCGGTATGAATGCGGTGACAAGAGAGCAGGCACTATCCGCGGGGGCTAAAGCAGTTTCAGCCACTCCACAAGCAGCGCTTAATTTTGCCAAAGGCAACCTTGGTAACTTAGCGTTTGCCGCGGCTCCCATTGTGGCTGGTGCTATGGTTCCCACGACCACCAAAATGCCAGATCCAAAAGACACTGGTTATATCCGTCAGTTTGACTACAACATTAACCCAGACACAGGCAAGCCCGATCCCCTGTACGGCATGCGAGCCATGACGCCTGTCAAAGCCAGTGAGTTTGGAAACAAAACATTCCAAGGCCAGCGCGATCTATTTAGACAGCAAAACCCAAACCCATACGACATTGGTGTGGCTTCTTTAAACCAGCCCCCGCAGCAACAAATGGGCATGGCCGGCGGCGGTATTGTGGCTTTGGCAAACGGCGGTATACCCGGTTATGCTGCTGGTGGCGTAAGTGATGCCGACATCCTTGGATGGTTTAATGCAAACCCCGGCGCTGACGACACTTTAATTGCGCAGACTATGCAGCAGGCTAATGTAACCCCTGAGCAAGTAGCCCGCGCAACTGGAACAGATTACGCAAATGTAAATGAACGTTACTTAGCAGCCACGGCCCCAGCAGCCGCAGCCCCTGTTATAACTGCGCCAAACCAAATGATGGATACTAGTGGCGGTGGTGGCTCTACTGGTACGGGCTATCAGTCCGTTAATGATTTATATCAAGGCGTGCTTGGGCGGGGCGTGGAGTCAGAAGGCGCTGCTGGCTACTGGCAAAATTTGTTTGGCCCAACTATTGACGCAAACGAAGTTGCACAATTTCAGACTGCGGCGCAAGCTGAACTTGCTGGACGGAATGCAGCAACTACGGGCGGCTTAAATGCTTTGGCTGCTGCACCCGCGTTTTCAAACCAATACACCTTTGCAAACATCAATGATTACATTGCAAATAACAACCTAGATGCAACAGGTATTGCAGCAGCAGCTAAACAGTTTAATGTAGACCCCGCACAAGTAACAGCCGCGCAGAATGCTCAGTCAGTTGTAAGCAATGTGTATCGTAACGTGCTTGGTCGCGATCCAGATCCCAACGGTTTAGATTACTGGACTAACGAGATTATGTCTGGAAGGTCTACTGGGCAGGAAATGCTCAACACTTTTATAAAGAACGCGCAAGCCAATAAAGAAATAATCGTAAACCCCAACATTAAACTTGAGGACGCTGTAAAAGAGTTTGGCGGGTACAAGTCATCAAACGCACGTGACATTGTAGATGAGTGGGTGCGCAATACTCTAGACCGTGAAGTAACTGAAGCCGACAGAAAACAACAGTGGTACAAAGATGCTGTTAACGATGCTGTAATGAACACGTACGGCAAAGCACAGGATATTTACGGCGGCTTTAAAACTTATGCCCAAGGCGAAGCTACAGCTACTACGGCTAAAGCAATCAATGACGCAAAGGCTTCTCTTGCGGCTAGAGGACTTACAGAAGCTGACGTTGTTAAACAAACAGGAAAAACAATTGCACAGTTAGTTGCAGGTGGTACTAACTTAGGACTAGACCTTTACCAAGCCTCTCAGTTAAAAGCACCCGGCGCTGCTTCTAAGTTTGACTTCAGTACAATCCAAAAAACTAAAGTTGTACCACCGGTTGTACCGCCTACTGGCGTAATACCCGGCGGTTTCTACGGCAATGCCACAAATCCCGGCGACATTACGCGTAACCCCGATGGTACAGTCACAGTAACGCCAAACATTCCCTATCGACCCGTTGGCGGTTTCTCAGGCATGGGTGAAGTACGGGACGCATACACCAAAGGTGGCGGTAGCTTGGGCTACACATCTCCCGTAGTTAAAACTCCGGCTGAACACGAAGCTGCATACAACAAGCTGACGGATGACTCGTTGGACGCATATAACTATCTCATGGGCAAGGGTAAGAATTTAACGCAACGTAAAGCAGAAACAAGAGATAGACCCGTGATGCAGCGTTATGACGAAGCTGTGTTGGGTAGAAAGATGACAAGACCTACAAGAACCACAACAGACAAAGTTACAAAGGTTGTAGGAGTTCCCGGCCAGCCGCAGACTTACTTCAATGAAGCCGAGTATCTTGCGGCCAATCCTGATGTTGCCGCTGAGCTAAAGTCAGGTAAATCTAACTTTACGTCTGGCTACGAGCACTATTTAAGGTACGGCAAAACCGAAGGACGCAAGTTTGCTGGCGACTACGAAGGCTACACAACTGCTTTGGCTTTGGCTAACGCGGCTGGTGCAGGCGGTGGTGGAGACGGGCCAACAGGCCCGTCGGGTAATACGGGAAATACTATTTCTGGGTTTAATCCTGCGGCCCCAAATCCAAGCATAGCGGAAAGTTTTGGGGTCGCCCCCTCAAGTACTGACGGAAATACAGGCTCCACCACAGGCACAGAAGGCGGGGCGGTTGCCAGCGCTAGAGGTGGTTTACTTCCCCGTGGCTACGCTATGGGCGGTGGTCTTGGCTCGTTGGGTTCTTATTCTGATGGTGGCCGCTTGCTTCGAGGCCCCGGTGATGGCGTGTCTGACAGCATTCCTGCAACCATTGGCCGTAAGCAACAACCCGCACGCCTTGCTGATGGTGAGTTTGTAATCCCTGCGCGTATTGTGTCTGAGTTGGGTAACGGCTCTACAGATGCAGGCGCTAAGAAGCTCTACGCCATGATGGATCGTGTGCAACGTGCACGGGGTAAGACCACAGGCAAAAACAAAGTAGCGGCCAATAGCCGCGCTGATAAATATCTTCCCGCTTAAGGAATAGATCATGGCATTAAAACCCACACAATATCAGGAATACAGCACAGGCTTTGCAGAACAAATTGCGCCTTATGCGGAAAACCTGTTAGGCCAAGCGGAGCTTCTAACCGACACAGAGATAACCCCGTACCAGCAGTACATGCGGGATCGTCAGGCGCAGTTTACGCCACTGCAACAGCAGTCATTTGAAAACGCAGGGCTGATGCAGACTGCCCCCCAACTGGGCGATGCCACCGCTATGGCGGGTATGGCAGGTCTTGGCGCACTCAACACGCAGTACACATTTAATCCGTACCAAACACAGCAGTTTACGGGGAACAACGTTCAGGCGTATATGTCTCCCTACATGCAGAATGTAGTGGAGCGCCAGCAAGCAGATGCACAGCGTCAATCTGATATTGCACGTCAAGCACAGGGTGCGCAGGCTGCTCGTGCAGGCGCGTTTGGTGGCAGCGGCGATTTCCTTATGCGCTCTCAAGCCGCAGGTAACTTAGCCCGTCAAAAGGGTGACATCCAAGCCAAGGGATTGCAAGACGCCTATACACAGGCCATGGGGCAGTTCAACCAATCACAGGCTCAAAACTTAGCAGGACAGCAACTCAACGCACAACAGCAACAGTTTGGTGCTGGCCTTGGCCTTCAAGGTTTGCAGACAGCCATGACAGGCGCTAAGTCTTTGGCTGATATTGGTCAGACACAGTACGGCCAGAACCTTGGTCTATTAGATGTGCAGAATCGTTTTGGTGCTCAGCAACAACAGCAGATGCAGAACGCCCTGAACACTGAGTACCAAGACTTCCTAAACTTCCAGAACTACCCATACAAACAACTTGGCTTCATGTCTGACATGATTCGCGGTTTGCCTTTGACTCAGCAGTCGCAGACAATGTATGCACAACCTCCATCAATGATTCAACAAGCGGCTGGTTTGGGCATCACAGGTAAAGCATTGGGCGCGTTTGCTGAAGGCGGCTCGGTTGACGATCAGCCTGCTGGTCTGGCAGACTTGGCAATCTACAGAATGGGTCAGGATTAAATCATGCAATTAGAAGAACTATCTAATATTTCTGACAATCTGGCGATGATGCCAGACCCTGCTTTGCAGAAGTTTGCGCAGATGCACAAACAAGACCCGTACATGGTGTCACTGGCGCTCAGCGAAAGCAATCGCCGCAAGAAG